AATGCTCATAGCTGTCTTTCATTAATTGAGCTACAAACTTTTTTGTGCCTAATTTTCTAGGTGTAAACTCTAGCTGTCCAAGAGCGTCATCTGTAATTGATAGTGTTTTACTATCTGGATTATCCTGTAGTTCTTTTTTGCAAGCCGAAAGGCACTCCATGACTTTGTGACACGCCGTGCCTTGTTGCGCCTTCTTGCCAGACTCAGACCTATATCCTAAAACATAGGTCATGAAATATTGCATTTGACAAAAGTCATAGTTACCATAACTAGAAGATCTTATGTAGGTAACTATCATTCTGATTCTCTAAACTGATGAATACCACCAACAAGAACAGGCTCTTCTTGCGTTTCGTTGCTAGCTTCTGGATCAGAAGCTATTGGCGCTCCAAGCCAGCCCCACTCTTCTATTGCTTTCATAAGCTCTATGTGGGTTTCTTGAATAGACATATCTTGGTTGTCAATAACAGCATCAAATTCATAGTCTTCATCAAATGCATTTTCGCTTTTGTGTGAGTCATTGTAGTTTGATCTTGTCAACCTAACAACTTTACCGCCAGCGTTTTGAATAGCTTCAGCTTCATTTGGATACCTACAGTCGTCAATTACAGCGAGTAGTGGACCTTCTGATTCTACATCCTTGATGAGTCTAGCAACCCAAATTTCTTCATAAATTTTTCTACAAACTTCTGACCCAAAAAACTGAAGAAACTCTCTGCCTGTCATCTTTCCTTTTTTATGATACATCAAAGTGCCATTATCAATGAGCTTTTTAACTTGCGAAAGCTTGGCGGTTTTAGCGCATGTTATAACTCCCGGCATAGATTCCCAAGTGATTGGTATCTTTGCGTTTTTCTGTATGTCAGTACCTCTGATATTCTCTTCCTTGATATCAAATAGTTCTGTAGCGATATTTTTTAGAGGGTCTGCAAAAGAATAACTTTTAACATACGGCCACATATTATAGACGGCCCATTCGGAAAACTCTAGATCTACTCTTTTTACATCTAGCAAAGCGTGACCTTGTTCTTTTTCTCCTTTAGAGTCTATAAATTCTGTTCCTACAACAAGCTCGCCTTTGTCTGTTATATCAAATCCATTTATTATATTATGAGATCTGATTTGGTAGCCATGTATAAAGTTGCTACATGTTGTTTTACCGGATTGTTTACTTCCAGCAAACGCTAGAATTCTAGTGGTCATATCAAATTATCCTTCTCTAGTTGGGGATTAAGTTCTTCATGAATTTGTTCAATTGTCATTTCGCCAATGTCTTTTTTAGAAATTTGCGGTCTGTAGTAATTAAATCTTCTTCCGCATTTTTTTACAATTTGATCAGCGGCTTTTTTCCCCGCTTCATCATAATCTGTCAATATTACTAAGTTTAAAGCTCCGCTTTTTTCCAATACTAATAGCTGGTCATCGCTTATACTAGCGCCAAAGATACCAACTGAATTTTTAAATCCTGCTTCGTACATTCTTAAAACATCGCCTTGTCCTTCTAGGATGAAAAGAACACCTTTGTCTCCCATAAAGTTTTGTGCGACATTGAATCCATAAAGAACATTTTTCTTAAATCCTTTACTGTGTAGCCACTTGGGTTGTAATTTATCGTCAATTGATCTACCTACACATCCTACATAGTTATAGTCCTCATCATAAACTGGGACAACAACTCTTCCCGACATTGGCTTATTTTTTGCAAAACATGTACCGATATCGAAAGTTTTTAAGGTTTCTTCGCTGTAGCCTCTTCCGATATAATAATCTGCCGGTATATTAATTGTAGATTGTATTTGCTCCCTAGATATATTAGGTATTTGTCTTTCTATCTTCCTGTCAAATATTTCTAGTAGTTTAACTTCTCTTTTGGCATCTGTCTTAACTTCTATTTGACTTGGATCTAACTTTAGAAAGTCTAAACAAAAATCATAGACAGTATTTAATGGTAAGTCTCTACCCTCTCTGTATGATAGTACACCTCTAATAAATCCAAATATGTTACCTTGATAATCTTGCTCGCATTGATTCGTCCAGCATTTCCAGTTTCCTGTAGCTGTATCTCCATCCGTAAAGACGCTACAGCCTTCTGGGCTGTCGCCTCCATGGATAGGGCATGGGAAAGAGTGTCTGTTGGGATACTCTATGCTTTCTATTTCAAAATATTCTAGAAGAGACGGAATATCTTCCGAAAGCTTATCACATACTGTCAATATCTGATTCTGAGTCAATCTCTTCATTTATTTCAAACCCTTCTTCTCTTGCTCTCGCACTATTATGAAGCTCATTTCTAGTCATACCTTCTTCAAGTCTTCCTATTTTACCAAACATTTTCATACTAACATAGTCGCCATCATCTAAGCCTTCCCCATGTCTTGAAACAACAGGGACAAGTTTTCTGTTTCCATTCTCTACTCTATCTTCCGCAATCTCTTCTTCCGATTTCATTTTAAAAATAGAGAAACTTGTACAAAGCCATATAAGCCTGTCTGAGCCTGATACAACATCTGTAGACTCTTTGGTTATACCGTCTCTGTTTAGCTGCACAAAACTCAAGCAGGGCACATCATACTTAACCATAAAGTTATGTAGCTGAGTAATTTGAAAACCAAGAACTTGATATTCTTGCATGGAGCTACTAATCCCTTCAGAACCCATGAGCTTTAGATAATCATAGACAATTAAGCAGTCATTTGTTACGCCCGCTTCATCAAATCCTACGTGTTGATAAATCCATTTGCGCATGATAGCCAAAATATTCTCAAAGGGTTGACCAGCAATGCTTATGTAGTGATAAGGTATTTCTTTTAGTTTATCTGCTGCTTTCTCTACCTTTTCTTTTTCCAGTGGGTTTTCTGTAAACTTACCAGTAGAAATCTTATTAATATCTACACCACTAACATTGGCAAGCATTCTATTTAGATGATCCTCTTTGCTCATCTCTGTATCTAGCATCAGAACAGGTATACCTAAATTAGAAACATTCATAGCTACAGCATCACCAAACATAGATTTACCAACCTTTGGGCGAGCCGCAACAAGATCAACACATTTTCTTCTTAAACCGCCTCCAATAGCAGCATCGTATCTTGGAAATCCTGTAGGGATACCCACATTATCGGAAACGTTCTCAGAAAGAAACTCAATGTAATCATCAATATCTTCACCAATAATCTCGGTTTTCTTATTCGATGATTGATATATGTCGGCAGTGGCATCAAGAATAGGAGCTTCCACTTTGGAAATAAGATCCATGACATCTTCGTCACCATTTGTAGCATCCAAATCTTTTTGACAAGCGCTAAGTGTTTTCTTTAAATCTCTTGCTAGTTTAAGTTTAGCTATCTTTACAGCGTGAGACTTTGCATTTTCTTTATGTATAGGAAAGTTAAACAGAGATCGTATAAATGATATCTCTTGCTTGTTGTTAATAGACTCATGTACACCTAAACTATGGGCGGCAGAAAGTATAGATGCTAATTCTACCTTGGCATTTTCAGAAACTGACTTGTGTATACAATGAAACAAAAGCTGATTCATATCATCTGTGAAATGATCAGAGTCTACAAAGTCTATTTCTAGATAACAGTCTAGCCCATATTGACAAAGAGCCGCAAGTACGGCTCTTTCTGATGCTAGATCTTCAAGATTATTTTTCATCTATACGGACCTTGACCTCAAGCACTTATCGCATGTGAAGAAGTCTCGCTTATGAGTGGGGTGAACTTCTACGGAGTTATTGCAAACTTGGCAGACTTGAGAAACCATTTGTGTGGGTTTTCTCTTTCTTTCTGTTGGAGCTATCTCTGGAGTTTTGTTTTGTTCGTCTTTGTGTTCAGTGCCATCATCTGTAAAAAGATTAACCCTTTGTTTTACTTCTACTTGAGTAGAGCTTGGTTTGGGCTTATCTCTTGTCATTGTAAAATCATCAACGTCCCTGTTTACACTTTCCGAAGGCTTGGCTTCTTTTGGCTTGTCTTCTGTTAAAAGGCTAGCTGCCAACTCTTGCCTTTGTTCAGGCGTAAGAAGTTGCAACATCTTCTGTACTAAATCTTCATTCATCATTTTCTCCTAGCCATATTTGTTAATATTTCTGCCATCTTAACTATTCTATTATTTTTACCTTCTAATGTTCTGACTCTAGCTTCTGCATGATTTTTTATCTTTAGTATTTCAGCCGCTAGTGGGTTTTCTCTTATTGCGGAGTAATACTTCTCTTGCCATTTAGAATATTGTCCTCCATACTGATTCATTGTATTGCCTATTATAAACCAAATAGAGGATTCTGCCCACTCTAAAGTATTTTTTTCTTTAGCTTTTACTGTCTCGACATATTCTGCGTAGGCATAAAGTTTAAAAGCGTACATGTTGCACTCTTCTGCGCTCCAAGATTTTATCGTATCTAAATTAGCATTAAGAGCTATGCCAGCTTCTTCTGGCGGATCAACTTCTACTAAGTATTTAGAGCTTTTCCAATCTTGTACCGCCTGTAAAAATTCATTGAATCTTGTTTCGCCACTCATCTTCATCCTCGTTGTAGTTTAATTGTATCAATCTTATTTCATTTAACTTGCACCAATCTGCTTTGTTTCTATCTCTTGCTTGCGCTCTAAAAAAAGCTAGCTTATCATCAAAGTGAAAAGCATTAAATCTAAAATGCTGTTCACCGTGAACCTCCACGATTAGATTTCTATTCGGTATGTAAAAATCTGCACGAAGACACTTGCTTCTTATGGTTTTTGTTCCGGGTAAAGTGACTTCCTCTAATATTCTATCATGAGGAAAGCAGGAGTCAAGGACTGATTTTGCTTTTTGGTGTAATTTAGACCTTTTGCCACCACCAGTTTTAGGATTCCAAGTATGTTCGCGAGCATCTAAACCTATTACTTTCAAGCTAGTGCCTCTTTTATCATCGACTCTAGATTGTCTACGTGTTCAGGATTTTCTCTTAAAAGATTATAAACTTTATCTTGCCCCTGAAGCTTACCCTCCCAAAGAGATTCACAAGAAAACCAAGCGCCAGATTTATCAATAAACCCTAAGTCTAAAGATAGTTCAAGTATCTCTTGAGTTCTGTCAATCCCATGACCGTATCTGATATAGCTTTGAACCTGACCTCCCGGCGGCCCCATAGAAGAACAGACAATCTTCCAATTAACAATTTGACCAATTCTGTTTTTATTACCATCCTCCCAAGGTTTTATTGCCGGAACCTTTTCTCCACCGCCAGCAATTTCCATTCTAGTATCGGCTTGATACTGAATCTTTGTTCCGCCATCTGATAGTTTTGCTTTTCCAAAGCCTCCTGTGTTTGCGATGTAATGAGTTATAGCAATTACAAGACCCCGTTGACGAGGCAGAAGCTGTCCGATCTTTTTTGTAAAGATAGACAAAACTTTAGGAAGACCGGCACGACCCGGAGTAAAGTCTCCATCTAGTTCTTTCTCTGGAATTAGTGAAGATATAGAGTCGATTATCAATACTGCGCCATGATTTTCAGGATCGCTCATCAGTTGATACGCCCATTTTAAAAGCTCTTCCGCAGGCAGTGGCTTATCTTCTGGGCCTATTACCTTAATTTTTGCAGGATCGAAGTCATCTACTTGAAAGTTCATATCTTTTAGGCGACCTTCGGCGTCAACATAAATTATCGGCCTGCCTTCTTTTTGACAGTTTGCGGCAATTTGCATAGCTGTTGTAGTCTTGCCACTTTTAGGATCTCCGGT